AACCAGTATATTTCATTGGGTACTCCATACGATCTAACAATTTACCAAGGAAAGGTTAAGGAATTTTATACGGATAAACCTAAAACACTCTTTTGCGATATTGACGGTACTCTACTAAAGCATGTACATAAATTTAGCGAGCTTATTGACACTGTTCCTAAATTGCTCGATGGAGTTAGAGAAAAAATTAATCAATGGGATTCTCAAGGCCACAAGATAATCTTGGTTACTGCACGTAAGGAATCAGCTCGTGAAATGACGGAAAAACATCTTAAAGATTTGGGACTCTGTTGGGATCATCTAATCATGGGCGTAACAAGCGGTAATCGAATTCTAATAAACGATAAACTAAATAAAACAAATCCGGATCGAGCACAAGCAGTTAATGTTATAACTAACTCAGGCTTTGGCACAATCGACTGGGAAACATACGGACTATGAAATTACCATTTATATTTACAGAAGACAAACATTTTTGGGAGGTTAAAAGCACACTTCGCGGAAAAATTGGTGAACTACTTAACATATTTCCAGAAAAAGAGTTACCTTTAAGAATAGACGTAGCTAGTTCAATCACTGGCGAAGTTATGTATACCATGCAAGCTACCGAACACAGTTGGTTTGAAAAATACGACTTTTATTTTCAAGATATATTTGTCTATACTGCAAGCGACCAGCTTGTGTGGGAACAACGCTGGGATATACTTAAAGATCCAGCATATAGTCTCTTTTATCTCTTAAACTGTTTCAAAGATACTCGCGGTATTGTTATAGGAGCACATGACGGAAGATACGGAGAGTGGGTAACTTTAATAAAAGACAAAAGGCATAAAATTTTACTAGTTGAAGCTTCACAAGAGCAATTTGATTCATTGCAAAAGGGATATAATAAAAATACAAGCGTCACTCTTATGAAAAAATTGGTCACTACTGACGGTAAAACGGTGCCATTTTTTGAAGGCGGCAATGGATATGGTAATAGTGTCTATCGAGTGCATCTTGAAAATTATCTAAACGGCCAAGAAATCAGAGAAACTTTGACGGACTCAATTAGTATAGTAGACTTAATTGAAAACTTTTCAACTGAATTAGATTGGATTCATATTGATACTGAGGGATATGATGCAAAATTAATTCTTGCTCTTAAGGAAAGACGTGATCTACTACCTCGCCTAATTGTTTTTGAAGACATTCACATACCTCTCGAAGAAAAACACGAATTGGAAAATTTCCTAGTTATTGAAGGCTACTCAATGCATTCATACGACGGTAATACTTTTTGCATAAGATGATAGTAAATAGAATTGAAAACATGAAAGGCGGTTGGTTCGTTGGAAACTTTGAACCTAGTTGCCATAAGACTCCAAATTTTGAAGTCTCTTATAAAGTCCACGCTCAGAACGAGAACTGGCCAACTCACTATCATACTGAGATAACTGAAATAAATTTACTTGTTAGAGGAACCATGATTTTACAGGGCAAGACTCTGATTGCTGGTGATATTTTTACTCTGGAACCCTATGAGATTGCAGATCCAATTTTTACAACTGAATGCGAAATCGTCTGTGTCAAAACTGGATCAGTAAATGATAAAATATGCGTAATCAATGCAAACTAAAATAACCGTAATAGGCGGAGCTGGATTCATCGGATCACATCTTGTATCACTTCTGCTAGCAAATAATTATCAAGTAATAGTAATAGATGATCTTTCTACAGGATCACTGAGCAATCTTAAAAATGATCTAGCTAACCCTAACCTTTCGTGCTATAAACTTGATGTTAGTAAATCCGCTATTGCTCTAGCCTCTTTGATCGAAGGCTCATCTCACGTCTTTCACCTTGCTGCCAAGACCTCAGTTGAGGAATCCATGGCCAGCCCAGTGGAGTACTATACCTCAAATCTAATAAGCACAGCGGTTGTACTTGAGGCAATGAAGCGAGCTGATATCAAACACCTAATCTTTAGTTCAACCAGTGCAGTGTATGGAGATACTCAAACATTTCCAACTCACGAATACTGCGAACCGTATCCAATGTCTCCGTATGCCCTAAGTAAATTAATGGCCGAGAAATTATGCGAACACTATACAACAATTTCAACCGTTTGTCTACGGTACTTTAACGTATATGGAGATCGACCAAACTTAACCGGTTCATATAAACCAGTGATGTCTGTGTTTCTAGAAAAGGCTAGATCTGGTGAACCGTTGCCCATCATAAATGGAGGTGCTCAGTCTAGAGACTTTATTGCAGTAGAAGACGTTGCTTTAGCAAACTTTGCGGCCATGAAAATAGAGAAAGGCCATCATATCTTTAATGTCGGTACAGGCTTAGACATAAGCGTTAAGGAGATTGCTGATAAAATCTCAGAGAATCAAATTGATGCAGGCAGTAGGATTGAACCGGCTAGATCTCTTGCAGATATCACTAAAATACAGGTAGAGTTAGGATGGAATCCTGTGCACAAATTCGATGAGTGGATTAGTCCTCGTATATCGTAGCGAACGAACGACGCCCGTCAATTGAAATATCTAGACCCAATGCAGTTTTGTGAATGTCACCAATATCGTCTAGTGTAAACGCATTAGCCTTAACATTGTAAAGTTTAGACATCATTACGTAATTTTGAATTTGTAAATTTGCTTCAGCCTCAAGGTTTTCAAGAGGACCTCCTTCAAATTCAAATAGGTATTTTGTAACATCAAGCCCATATTCTGGCTCACCCAGTACTTCTCCCTTTTTGGTTAACAGTGTCATTCTGATCTGTTCAATAGTATTCTCAATATTGCCAGATTCGGAAATCTTTTCCGGAATGTAATTCGGATCGCCTGGTGCTCTGAAATAGAAATCTATCATAATTAGAAATTGACTAGGAACATCCAGTCAGCTGAATTTTCGCCTTTCATCATTTCCATTACGGTAGTAAGCTCTGCTTCTGCTTTCGTAACTAATGACGTGTAGTTTGGTTTTACTCCACCCGGTAGGTTAAAATCAAATGAAGTTAATAAATCACCCAATCTGATTTTTGCTTTAGCTCTGACGTATCTTTGAAATAATTCGTCCTCGTAAAGATCTTCAGCTGGTATTTTCTTTGCAACTTGTGCAACGACTGGAGTAGAAGGATTTCTACCCATTATTGTAAGCTTATGAGTATTCTTATTGTAATCGTACGCTAGAGTATCAATCGTAAAATTCTTTGCAATATCCAGGAATGAGAATAGGACGGTTCGGTACATAAGAGATTCTCCAATAAACGGAGTCAAGAAAATCTCAGATCCAATAAACTTGTTATCTGCAAAATCTTTATCAATTGTTCCAAACATTGATCCGCCCTTTGCCTCTTTTACTTGATGAACGAATTGAACGCAATCTGGCATTTGAATCGTTCTCTCCTTTTTGAATAGTGGATTCGAAAATATTGTAAGAGGTAATAGCAAGTACCTAGGCTCAATCGCATGTCTCCAGTTATCGTAGAAATATCTTTCCGCAATAGTAATGATACGTACGATTTCCTGTTCCGGAATTGAATACGGTAAGGCCTTTGCAAAAGTTAGTTCGTTTTGAATATCAAGTATTAGTTCAGCTTGAGTCATTTAATTTTGCTAATTTTAAACTGCTTTTTGTGCAGTCTGTGCATCAGTTGTTTTCTGAGCATCCATTTTCTTAGATAGGTCTAATAATTTACTATCTAAATCTAGTTTCTTAGCATCGTAGTCAACCGCTTTTGGGTCCAGTTTCTTAAGTTCAGCATTAAGCTTATCAACTTCAACTTGTATAGCTAAAGAGGCTGTAGATTCATCAACTTTCACAGTTTTTGAATAATCAGGCTCATTTGTATCTAACGGAGTTAAATCAGCTTTCTTTACTTGATCAATTGTTTTCTCCTTTTTTACTGGATCTGCTGGTTTTACTGCTAATGCATGCTTCTTAGGCTCAACTAGAGTATTGCCATTTTTAAATTCGTCGAACTTTAAAAGTCTATTCTTCATTTAGTGTAATATCTTTTTATTATTTATTAAGCTTATTGTTTTCCGCCGATTGATTGAACTTCGCGGTCTCAGGTTCTTCTTTACAAAAGTCGTCAAACGTTTTAACGGCACGACCTCCAGGATTAGAACCATATCGATCAGCCATAGGATTAGTCTTTAAATCTAATCTCGAATACGGTTGACTTGTTGTCCATTGAGCAGGTAGACCTCCAACTGGCACATTTACGTCAGTTGGCATTATGTTCTGATCAATTGATTGGTTAAATGAATCAGCCGGCACAGCGAATGTACCGTTTTCTTCAACTTGACCGCTTTTAACAATGGCCCATATCTTTTCTTTATCTACTCCATCCGGTAATCCCTTAGCAAAGCTTTCAAAATCATCTTCTGCGATGAATTGTCGCATTAGCGTACCGGAAACTCCATCAGAATCTCCTTCTTCTTGACCAGCTCCTTTAATAAATTCCGGTCGAACTGTTTCAATTCGTTGTAATTGCTTTATTCCACCCAACCATTTTTCCATAGCCGCAAATCGCTTCATGTCAGCTGGTAAAGCGTATAAATTTATCTTATTATTCGGTGCATCTTGTGTTTTACCAAGGTCTTCAACCCATTCGTATGCGGATCTTACTGGTGTAACCTCAGATAGGTGAATTTGAATATTTGAGTCTTTGCCAAAATATAATTCCAAGATAGAGACGGCCATTTCGCCAGTAACTCCGCCTTCTGGTTTTGGCGAAACGAATACATGAAATTCGTCGTTCTCTGCCGCATACTGTTTAATCATATCGTAATGACCTGTATGAGGCGGTTTAAATTTACCAGTAAATATCCCAATCTCTTTTAATTCAAGTTTAGGTAAGTGATCTGCTGTAACTCTGTGAGTGTTTACCGTAATAGGTAATTCTTTTTCAAGCTCTTTTGCAAGAGTCAAATTATTAATATCATCATCGAAGAATTTAAAATCAGTGTAACCCATTTCGTAAAGTCTTCTAAAAGCTTGCTGTTTCTTTTCGGCAACCGATCCGTGAAATCCTTCAGCTGGATCGTTTACTGCAATTACGAATTTAGGATGAATATCGATTCCGTTATCTAGAAAGAATTCTCTAATCATTGCCCCTTTATTTCTTGCAGTAACAATACCGACCGCCGTTGAATTTTCGTAAGTATCTTTAAGAATCGTTAAGATATCCTCAACTAGTTTACCTGCTTTCAAGATCTGAGGATCTTCGAATTGACTATAATTAACTTCGTGATGTGGCTTATGCTCATATTCATTGAACTCTTGTGGAGTCAGGTGAAATACTTCGCCAGTCTTAGAATCTTTCACAGCGATCCTTGCATTAGTTACAACTAATGTATCGTCTAGGTCAAATATTGTAATTGATTCGCCACTAAAGGCCATTTCATTAAGTCTTTTCACTAATATTATACCTTTATTTTTTGAGAAGCGGTCATCATGCACTCCATTAAGTACTGGTGACATTCATTTAAGTAAGATTCGTAGTTCTGAGTCTCGTCTGGTGTCATATCGTGTTTGTGAGCTTCATGAATAAGAACTTCTTCACAAATTCTCTTGATCGCCTGTTTTGCGCTATCTGATAAGCCTGGCACGTAACTTTCTGGCATTGCTGACCAACACTCATTTAAGAATTGATCGAATGAACCGGATACTCGACCTTCTGCGAGTTTTTGGTCGTATGCATGAAACGGCACTGATGCGCCTGGATGTATAGTATTGATTGTGTAGCCATGCTCTCTGCTAGTGTATCTGTCCCAGCTAATACCTGTAACATCGTCTAGTGGAATAATTTCACCATTGTCTGCGGTAATTTCTCCAGTCCTTAGATCTAACTGATTAGTTGGATTTGATACCTTATATTGTTCGCGATACGCATTGAACGTAATCGGTTTCTTTGGACCGTCTTCCCAGTCCTTAATTAGATGAGAGAACACACGGTTATAGTAATTAGGGTCATTACGTTTCTCTCGGTCAGTCTGCATTGGCGTTTTATTGTAAATTGAATGACTTGGTGCACCGCTTGCTGAGTCAACTTCAGTTGCCTCAATTGAATTGTCCTCAATGCTCTCAATCTCCTCGTCTCCACCGAATTTGCTAACTTCTACCTGAATTCGGTATTCAACTCCTTCATGTTCGCCAACTAACTCCGCGTAACCCATACCTTCGTCCCATTCAGTATACTCAGTGTCTAAATCAAAATCAACAATAGCCTCTTCTCCCCAAACTGTTAGAATTTTTATGAAAGTTTCGCTGTCCGTGATTCTACGCACTTTGTAACCAGCTGCTTGAATTTCAGCCAGGTCCTCTGGCTTATTACCCATGATTTTGATAACACCAGGTTTACCGGGTTCAGCTAAACCTAGTCCTTTAAGCCTTTTAAAATTGTCTTGATGTGATTTTGGATTGGCTCCCATGGAGGTAGCCTCTTTATCCATGAATTGAGGAAGTCTTCTTTTGCCGAATTTGCCCATTAGTATAACCCTTTTTTTGTAGGGTTATTTATATGGCGGTGTCGAGGCTAGAAACGACTCCACGTTTAGAAACCGCTAACCCAGCGCAATGGTTTGCAAATCTAATTGCTGTATCCAGGTTTCGAGTTTTAGCATACGACGCAGCAAGGCCAGCCAGAAATGAATCTCCTGCGCCCGATACGTCTTTAACCTCAACTCTCTTTTCTGGTGAAACAATGACTTGGCCAACTCGGGCGCCCTTATCTCCGAGCGTAACAATGATCTTAAAGCCAAAATCCTTTATGAATTCTGAATCGTGATTTGGATTCTCCCACTCCTTTGAATTAATTTTGATCCATGAGAAGTTTCTGGCCCAATAACCAAGAGGCTTCTTTGTATCTAGGAAACTTACCTTTGCCACTTTAGCAATTTCTTCAAGAGTTTGAGTACTTAAGAAGCCCTTGCAATAGTCAGAGACAATAACGATATCAGCTTCATAGATTCGGTCAATGATTCTGCTGTCAAGCTCTAGGGGATCAACTGGCCCATCATGATCCACTCTTAATAAGATATAGTTAGAAGCTTGATCGACATACCTGTGTTTAACGATATCACCACCTGGCTGTTTTATAAATTTAATCTCAGCATCAGGCAATAGCTCGCTAACGTTTGCATAGACGTTTGCCGCCATGCCTCCATTTGTTACCTTTTGTCCACTCACAAATACTGGAGTTGGGGCCTCAGGGTTAAGTCGTGTGCAGGTGCCGTATTCAAATACGTCTAGGCATTCTTCGCCAATTACTAAAATTCTCATGTAAAATAAATTATTTGTTATTGATAATCCTGGTAGTTGAATAGTCTCCAACTCTACTAAAATATATTACTTCGTCCGCCCATTCGGATCCGATTACCTTTTTATTTTTATATTCTTCGCCGACTACCATCACGGTCGGTCTAACTGACTTAACTAATGAGGACAACACTTCATCACTGTCAAAATTAACAACCTCATCGACCCATTTTATCGATCTCATAAATTCTATACGAGAGGCTAGTGAATTAACTGGTCGATCTTGACCCTTTAACTCTTTAATGCGATCGTCTGTGTCAAGCCCAACAATTAAAAAATCGCCTAAACTCTTTGCAAATTCCAAGAGCCTGATATGACCGACATGCATTACATCAAATGTTCCATTAACCCAAATTAGTTTCATAGTCTTTAATTTTTTTGGTAAGCGACCTAAAAAAAGGTTCGCTGTCTAGTATATGATTATCTCCAGGATTTAGAAATTCGGCCCTTACGAAACCGCCATCGTCCAAATAGTCATGATAGCAGTCAATTAGCCTTGAACCCAGCGAGTATTGCAACATAGACTTAAGAGTCTTATATGCCAACATTCTCTCATCCTCTGATCCACTAACGAGCCCTTCGTCTAATTTAACTGAGTCTCTAAATGGAGGCGGAGGCATCAATACTGCAACGCCAAGACCCGGGTACAATTCAGTAAATTCAGTTACTCTCTCTATAAATCTGTCAAATACGCGACATACTGTATCTTCAATTGATTGTTTTTTTAATCCGGAATTACGTATGATGCTTGTTCTAATATCAATTTCACCAAGTAGAAAGAGAGCAAAGTCATTTTCAATAAATGGAATTGATCTATAGAAATCTGTCGTTACCTGCTTACTAAAGCGATTCATCGACAGAGAAAGATGAGATACTCCTGTGAATTGGCCAAACTCAGCCTTCTTATTCTTAAACAGGTAAGCAACATTTGAATCTCCGATTATCCATACATTTGGAAAACCTGGTTTTCTGATCTTTATGTCAGTTATTAAAAATGGAACATCAATCACTTGAAGATCGCCTGAGTCCATGTTAATTACTCTTAGCTCTACGCCAAAATTAAATTTAGTAGTTAGTTGATTCTCTTGATTTACGATATGCGAATCCGACCTAAACTCTGCCCAATAATTACCACGCGGATCCGTGTTAAGCTCAACTCTTGAATATTCGGTTGTTTTGAAAACTCTATCCCATACCTCAATCTTGATTCTGGACTTGGCAGACCCAACGTATTGGAAAAATATCTTAAACAGATCAGCGGTTCCGTGATTGGAAACCTCGTAGCTGGTTAAGCGAATCATTTGACTTGAGAATCGCCCGCCCATACACGATAAGAATCTTGGTCAAAGTGTTCGGTTGAGACCTCAAAAATCTCTCCATCAAATAGAGCCTCTAGTTGATGCGGCTGCCCTGGTCGTTGTCGAACAACATCACCTTCGACTAGACGCTGTTCATGCACTTCAGCAGTTTCAGTATCAATCCAACGATAAAGGAACTCCCCGAAGTTTACATACCAGGTCTCATCCTTAATTAGGTGATAGTGCATTGAGAACTTACAACCCTTTTTGAACTGTAAGATCTTGCCACAGTAATTTTCATTATTTTCAATAATAATTTCTTTACCCCAGCCTTTGGGTACTTCGCATCCTTTACAGACGCTTGGCTTGATTTGATGTCCCATTATTTAATAGATAATTTTTCGTCTTTCGCCTTATACGTGATCACCAGATGATCTCCTTCCTTGATCTTATTGTCAATATAGGCTTCAGCAATGAGGTCTTCTACGTGTGACTGGATCACTCTCTTTAACGGCCTAGCTCCAAACTTAGGATCATATCCTTTTTCAATCAAGAAGTCCTTTGCCTGTTTAGTAACTTCAATTGTATACCCGTTTTCTTTAACTCGAGCAGCTAGATCAGCAATATCAATCTCAATGATTTTACGAATATCGTCTTTCTCAAGTGAATTAAAAATGATAATATCGTCTATTCGATTTATGAATTCTGGCGCAAACTGTTTGCTAATTGCCTTTTGTAAAACTTGATGAGCCAGATCTTTCTGCTTTTCAATTGAGTCAGCTGTTGCAAAGCCAATGCCTGCACCAAACTCTTGTAGACCCTTAACTCCAACGTTTGAAGTCATGATGATCACAGTATTTTTAAAATCAATCTTACGCCCTAATCCATCAGTCATGTGGCCTTCGTCCAATACTTGCAATAGGGTATTAAAA